GTGATCGCGGCTCTCTACGTCGAGACGGCCGGCAGTTATTTCGGCTTGCCCGACATCGACCCGTGGGACGAGCAGCGCGACGCTCGACTCTACGCGGGCCCGCATCCTGTCGTCGCACACCCGCCATGTCAGCGCTGGGGCAAGCTGTGGGCGGGTCAGCCGCTCTGGATCAAGCGCACCGGTGAGCGGAAGAAGAAGGGCGACGATGGCGGGTGCTTTGCGGCGGCACTGAACGCAGCTCGCGCCTATGGTGGCGTGATCGAGCATCCGTGGGGTTCGCACGCGTGGCCGCACTTCGGGATCAACAAGCCGCCGCGCGAGGGCGGCTGGATCGCGGCAGACTTCTATGGCGGATGGACCTGCTGCGTTGAGCAGGGGCGTTACGGCCACCATGCCCGCAAGCCGACGATGCTGCTGGTCTATGGTTGCGATTTGCCCGAGCTGGATTGGGGCATCGGTGAAAGCCGGCTTGATCCCGAGGTGATCGCTCGCATGGGCCTGAAGCGCGCCAAACGACTGGGCGAAGTCGGCAGCAAGGGAGGGGGGACGGATAGCACCGCACGGATCTACACGCCCACTCCCTTCCGCGACCTGCTGCTGAGCATCGCTCGCACGGCAAAACCTCGAAGGCTGGCAGCATGATCCCCCGCCTTACCCGTAATCAGGGGGATGTGTGATGAGTGAAGCCGCAGGGCAGTCGCGCTTGGAAGCAATCCTATACGATCAAGCGCGGCGCGGGATAGAGGAGATGGCCGACATGCTTCGCCGGCAGATCGTCGCGGAGGCGGTCGCAATCGCGAGCGCAGCCGAACATCCTATTAGCGCGGGCTATCTATCAGGGCGAACCTCCCAATTGCATGACTGGGCAACGCAGCTCAGCGCTCTACGTTCAGTCCGCGACGGATGGTTCCGTGAGGTCTCCCCCTCCCCCAATCCACACGGAGATAGAGAATGACCGAGGAAGAAACCGCCATTGCGACATGGACGATGGTTTCGCGCTTCGACGACCTGATCATGATCGAGGAGATGACGCTCGCGTGCTGGGCTGGCCAAGTTGGCCACTGGGAACAGCAGGTGCGCATCGCGGCCCTTAAGCGCGCTCGCGAGGCGCTGGCAAGCCGCAGCGACAAGTCCCGCGCACACGCAGCTATCGCAGGAGAAGGATGACGTGCCAGACGTAACCCGCCGCCCGGACGTGATGGAGGGCCGCTATTGTCTCGCCGGCACTCGGATGCCTGTCGTGCAGGTGCGCCGCATGGTGGCAGAGGCTAGCCGCGATTGGGTGAAGCGCGAGTATCCGTGGATCACCGACGCGCAGATTAACACGGCGCTGGCGTGGCGGCGCTGACCCCCTTGCCCCGCCCCGTCGATCGGTAGAAGGTGACACCCGCCGTCCACTTCGTCGGTTTCCGCGGCGAGGAATTCTGGTCTGCTGTGCGCGTATGGGGCAGGCCTGGGTTCGTCCACCGTCTCAATGATCCGCGGATAAGGCGAGAGGTGCATCCATGCGATACCGTCGTTTACGCCAACGGAGCGGAAGACCGTTTCAGCGAGCGCAACGGCAACGATTTGAACGAAGACCTGCTCGCCTGATCGACCGCCGCTTTGTCTCCGGCTTCATGGTGACGCTGGCGTTGATGGCGTTGGTGGTGGTTTGTGTATCGTGAAGGTGCGTTTGACTAAACACAAAGCGGCTTGTGTTTAGTGGATGAGCGACAAGGGAGGCGGCATCACCGGCCTTTCGGCCTACACCGCCTCCCCGTTGCTGCACCTGCACGTGGCAGGGCAGACCAGCCCGATGCACGGCGCCGTCGCGATCGGCGTTACTCCGTGCAGAGCGGGAGACTTCGTTGCTGCGGGCCGGGCTTGATACCGGCTACTGCCTGCTAAGCCTTCGCCGTAGAGGCGTCGGGGTCGTCAGCCTTGTCAAACGAGCATGTCCATCCATGCCGCCGCAGCCCGCGCATAATAGCCGTATTGACGCCACGCGCAAGCGGCGCTAACGCAAGGTCATGTTTGCGAGTCGCACCCTCTCATCATCAAGTATCGCACTGCGATATTGACGGGTCGCGCGTGTCACCCGTCTATGGAGGGTGGCGCGCTATGGAGCGCAACTAGTCTCGAAAACTAGGCTATCCGCAAGGTTAGGGGTTCGATTCCTCCACCCTCCGCCAAACTGGAGCGCGAACCGGCGAGGCGCCGGCTCCGCCTGCTAAGCGGCAGGGTCATTGCAAGATGGCTGTGGATCGAGACCACCGCGCTCCGCCACCGGGAGGGTAAAGCCAGTGGCTCTGGCAAGCCGCCTGTAAAGCGGCTCCTTCGGGGAGTGGATCGAAACCGCACCCTCCCACCATCACCTACCGACGCGAGCGGCCCAATCTCCCCGGCCGCCACCACCTCACGGTTTCCGCGTCGCCGCCACGATGATAGGCGCCACCTTTGAGGCTGCTTTGGGCGCGACCAGCCCCAGCAGCACCAGCGCCAGTTCGGGGTTCTCTTTTGCTTTGCGGAGGCCGGACTTGAGGATGTTGCCGATGTTCATGCTGGATCCTTTGCAGCCTGCTTTTCCACGATGGCGGCATTGCGATCGGCCAATTCGCTGCCTCCCTTGGTCGCGGCATAGGCCCACGACACCACGTCCTTGATGAAGGCGCCGACCACCAGCGTGCCGAGCGTCTTGAAATACTCGTTGTCGCGAAGTTCGGGGATCGCCGCCGTCATCACGAACACCATGACGGTGAGGAGGAACACGCCGATGCCGATCCAGCCTCGTGCGTCGGGCCAGCGCCAGGTCATGCCTCACCTCGATAGATGGCCGCTTCAGCCGCGCGCCGCTTGACCAAGCCGTTCAGCTTCTTGCCGCCGGCGTTGACCCACCGCCCGAACTGCGCGGCCGCGCCGGTATAGTCGCCGGCCCTGTGCAGCTTCAGCAGCGTGGAATCCTCCAGCGCCTTCAGCCCCACGTTGTAAGCGAACGAGATCAGAGCCGCCCGCTGTTCGGGGCGTGCCTTGCCGCCGGTGAGCCGGTCCACACCATCGGCAAAGCGCATCACGTCCGTTGCCAGCCGCTCGTCTGCCTGCTGCTGCGTCCAGCGCACGCCTTTGCGGATGCCCGCGCCCGTTGCGCCCCAGCCAATTGTCCATGGATCGCCGCCGGTGCCCGGGTCTGGGTAGGCTTCCAACTCGCAGCCCTCGAATTGCTTGATCGTGGCGATTGCTTTGGCGAGACTGCCACCGTCGCCCGCCGGCATCCCAACGCGCTCCATCCCCAGATCGTCAGCAATGGCGTTCACCACGCCCACCGCTTCGGTGGAATACGTGCGATTAGGCATGATCGGCCGCAGCCGGTCGAACAGTTCCGTGCGGTTCATCCTTCCGCCCCTTTCCCATGCGCGATGGCAGCGGCGTGGATCGTCGCCTTCTCCAGCGCTTCGTTCTTGAGTTGATCGGCGCGCATTTCCTTCACCGCGGCCATGGCTTCCGGCACCTTCTCCGGCATCTTCTCGAACACCATGAACAGGTAGGTCAGGCACTGGTCCATGTTGTTGAGGCGGTGCCGGTCCAAGGCTCGCTCGGCCTCGTGACGGGCGCGCTGCTGCTCAAGCTGGGCTTCCAGTGCCGCGATGCGCTCGCCCATCTTGTCCATTTCGGCAGCGCGCTCCGTCAAAAGGTTAGCTTCGCGCTCGTTCGCGATCTTCTTGAGCGTTGGGCGGGTGCGGACGATCTGGACGAGCAATCCCCCGATCAGTAGGTTTGCGAGGCCCATCAGCGCAGCGGTCCACGACCAGCCCGAGACGACAACAGGGACCGCGCTACCGGCCATCACGCGTCTCGGTCAGCAAGCCGCCGCGCCCATAGGTTCGCCCGAGCTTGAGGATGAACACCGCCAGCGCCGCGCTCAGCACCAGTAGAGCCGTCATGAACGGATCAGTGGGCGCATTAGCGGCGTTGACCAGCCAATAGCCGTTAAAGGCGATGAACAGGATGGCGGTCAGCGCACACGCCAACCGCATCGGGTCGCCATATCGGGCGCCCCTGCCGGTAGCAGCCCACGCACCCGGCAGCATGTACGCGAGCATGACACCCCAGACGATGATGTTAATGACGCGCAATGCTGTCATGGCTGGAAGCCTCCAATCAGGTCAGGGGGTCGCATCAAGCAAGATGCCCTTGCATGCGCTGCCAGGCGTGGCGTCCACCAGCTTGCAGAGCTTATCGAGTGTGGGTTTCATGTGGTGTTCCTCCGTCACGCCTCAAATCTGGCGTTTGTGATAGCCGAAATGCTTGAGAAGGATCGCTGCCCTTCAAGAACAGGCCCGTAATAAAACTTGAGGTAAGACCCGTTTACCTTACGCCAATGCGGGCCGCCGTAGTGGTTTTCTTCATTGGCAAAGACGCTGAACTCCAACGTAATCTTCTGGCCTGTAGCTGGGTTGCGCTGTGAGACGCGGTTACACCTCCCAGCGGGGATGCGAGCGAGATTTTCTGCTGCCGCCATGTCAACTCGTACAGGCTCTACAACTTCGGTGAAGCTTTCGGCCGCGCCGAACATTGCGGTATAGAATTCTTCGGCTTGGATTGTCCCGAACGCGAGATTGTAATTGGAGTATCCGCCCGCCCCGAACCGATACACCTCCTCAAAAGTCGCGCTTGATGTCCCCCCCGGCAGGGTGGTCCAATCAACGGTGCAGGTACCACGCGCCTCGATATTGCGGCTGACAACAAACGAGGTCTGGTTGGCGGTCAGGGTCGTTACCTCTGCCCCATCAGCGTACCACTTGCTGACGATGTTTTGCTCGCCACCGTGATAGTGGACACCATAGGTGGCACTCCCATAGTCGCGGATCACAAAATCGTTAGAACTCGCCTCGGTTAGATAATCCGCGCGGCCTCCGGGGTTTGTCGTAACACTATATGCGTCGCGATAATAGAAATAATGGTCCGCAGTGGTCCCCGGCCAATCCTTCAACTCATAGAAATTTACCCCGATCACAAACACCGACACGCCGTTTATGCCGTTTTTGGTCAAGGTGATCGTCACGTCTTCGCCATCGGGCTTGCTGGTGGCGAACGAAAAAACCTTGATCGTGTTACTGGCGGTAGCCTGTCCGGAGATCGTACCGGCCGCACCGCCGTCGATCGTCACGCCGATATTCGCATCCGTCCCGGTCCCGCAAAGCAGAGCAAGATTGAACCTTCCTCCAAGCGCCTTTGCCTTGAAGGTGATCGTATGACCGTTCTGGTTTGCGCTCCAGTATCTCATATCCCGACGATTGGTCCATTTCGGGATGATGTTTGCGAACTGGCTAGAAGTTTGTGTCTGCTTCCACGTTCCCGTGACACTCTCGTATGTGTTCTTTGCTACGCCGACGAACACTGCATCTTGCACGCCGACGCACCGCCACCGCGTGGGTTCGTTGGACGTGATAGCGATACTCTCTCCCGTCGTCGTGGCGTTGTTGCGAAATGACAGCAGCAGATAACCGCGCGCAGAGTTTTCTTTCTGCACCGCGACGAAGTATTGATTTTCGCTCTCTCGCCACAGCAGCTTGGGAGTACGATCAACAAGTGGTGTCGGGTGCGTGACCAGATCAGACTGATTGACGGCATTCAGCCGCACATTGCGATAAGCCTTGGCGTTGCGCGTATAGCCAGTAAGCGCCGTATCGTTGCCCACAAGCACCCGTCCGCGCAAATCAGTCGTGTTATTGACGATCAGGCTGGCGAAGGGGCAAAACACTTCGGCTACCCCGTTACGCTCGGCCCAAAGGCAAAGCGCGACCATGCGCGAAGTCTGATTGCCGCTTCCGGCAATGCCTGCTGCTCGAACGTCGATGGAACTGCCATCAGGGGCTTGCAACTCAAACCACGAACCGGAATTAGCAAACGACGTGACGCCGATCCCCGACGCGGGCGCGATAGCAACACGGCCATATTGGCCCGCCCCCCCGTCGCCTGGTGCGTAATACCCATCAATCCGCAGTACCGTGTAGCCCGTCAGGTCTGATGCCGCAGCCGCCGCAAATGTCGGAGCGCGAAAAATCGCGCGTGCCTTCAAGTCCACCAGCGCCGCCGCAGCATCCGCCTCTACCTGCTCTCCGATCTGTTGGACGGAGGTGGCTGCGGCGAGGGCGGCAGAGGTGGCGGCCTCCGCTGCCGTGTTGTCGATCTCGATGACGACGTTGTTCGCCCGGCGCTGCGCAGAGACGTTCGAGCCCCGCGCGTTGATCTGAATACCGAGATCAGCCATGGTGCGGCTCCTGTCGTGCATGGGCCTCGGCCATGTCCTCTTCCTGGCGAGCGCGGACGCCGGCCTCGTAGGCGTCCTGATGGTCCGTGATGCCGACCGCCTCACCGCGCAGGCCGAACCGCCCCCGCTCCGTGTAGCCGCGTGCGAATACCGACAGTGCGGGCTCGGCGCCGAACCCAGCGTTTTCAGCAAGTTGACCAATGCTCATGATCAGGCTCCCAAGCCGAGTTCGATAAGGGCGGTGCGCAGGCTATTCGCGAGCGCCTGGGTGGTGGCCGCGTCTGTGGCGGCAGGCTCCAGCGTCTGTTGTCCCACCGGATCAGCGCCGAAGAAGCCGGCGAGGTCGGGCACCTCCAGCCGCTTGATCCGCCCCCACTTGCGGTCGAGATCCGCGACAGAGCTGTCCGACACGCCGATGAACCCGCCGATCGTGACTTCAACCGCAGTCGTGACATCGCTGAACACGAAGTAGCCGGGGTTCGGTGCACCGAAATAATGGTTGTCGGTGCCCCGGATGAACGCCGCCTGCGCTGCCGTGATGCCGATCATCGGCACGTTCTCCGCAGCGATGGCGAAGGTGTTGCGGCTCACGTCGATGTAGCTGACGTTCGCGCCGGGCAGTCCGAGCTGAATGCCGAACCCGCTAGGCGACGTGATCGAGTAGATGGTGTTGCCGGTGATCGTCACGCCGCTGGCCGGCAGGCAGTCGCCCGTCACGCGGATGCCGACCGGGACGTTGCCCACCATGTTGTTGGAGATGCGGACGGTCTGGGGGGCGCCGTTGATGCGGTTCGCGAAGATCCCGCCTTCCACGCAGTCAATGATATAGTTGGCCGTCACCAACACAGCCGCCGGCGTTTCAGGGAAGATCCCCGTGCGGCACAGGCTGATGTTATTGCCCGCGATGATGTGGCTACCGCCGATCGGGTCGTTGATCAGGTTATCGGAAAACGTGTCGATGCCATTGTCACGGCAGTTCGTGACCATGTTGTTCGAGATGTTAACCGACCCGGCGCGCGATACCTGAATGCCGATGCCGTTGCCGTTGTAGAGCGCGTTGACCGTGCCGTCCGCGTTCAACGTCGAGCCCGACATATTCTTGGCGGTGCAGTTGCGGATCGAGACACGCTGACTGACCAGGGGCGGGGCTGCTGCGACCTGTATTCCCTGCCCGTTGGCATTGATCGAGATCACATCCCGAATGGTGCAGTCATAGACGGTGCCAAGGACGATGTTGCCCCCGTTGCCCTGCTCCTTCCAGATGTTCTGCCCGTCGCGGTTGCCGTCGATCGTCAGGTTGGAGATGCCGACATTGCTGATCGGAACAAGCGAGCAGATGATCCGCAGGTAGGTGCCCTGCCCGATCTGGTTGTCTGCCAGCCGGATGATCGAACCCGTCTTTGATGCGCCTTGTAGATAGACGCCGCTCTTCATTTCCAAGGCCGTCACGCCGAGGCCGTTGGACGCCAGCCGCAGCTTCACCGGGAACGTGCCGAGCGGCAGCAGCAGCGTGCCACCACCTCGCGCCGCCAAGGCATCCACCCCGCGCTGGAGCGTCGGCGCCCAATCGTCGGCCGGGTCCGAAGCGTAGCGGAAGCTCGACAGCGAAACCGTGTCATCGAGCTTTACCGCCGCGGGGATCGTGATGGCGTCGGCTAGCGGCGCGGTATAGGTGACGGCGCCGGCCTGTTGACGGACCCATGCGCCTTCAGTGATCTGGATGTTGTCCGACTGGACGACCGAGGCGTTATCCGCCTTGCCGGTAAAATTGCCTGCCGTCCACGTCCACAATGCCCCGTCATAAAGGCTGGTCCTGTCCGTGATGGGCGCCGCCTTCAGTTCAGACAGTGAGAGGCGCGTGTTGCTCGCCGGCCCAGCCGGCCCAGGTGCGAACTCCGCCTCCGGCTTAACCTCGATCTCGCCCGTATCATCGTTGAACTTGATGACACCGCCGGCGCGCACCGCTGCCGGGGGGAGCTTGCCAAGGGCCTCACCCAATGGCGCGCGGATCGACTGCTCTACCTCGCGCTTCAGCGCCAGCGCGCGAACCGCCGCCCGATCATTCGCGATGTTGACCGGCTCAGCCAGCCAGTTCGATCCATTCTCAAACTTGATCGTTTGCAAGAAAGACGGATCGGAATAGACATAAACCGCCAGACCCTCGGCAGGGGCGAATTGCAGGGTGACTGTCCCGCCCTCTTCCGAGAGAGAAACGGAGAAATAGTCGGGATCGTACACACTCTCGCTGCCGGCGACATCGCGTACAAGAACACCGACATCCTCAGGGTCGAGCGCCTGGAAGTCGAAAGGAAAAGCGGTGACAACCCCGTCTGCAAGGTAGGGGCCGGAGAAAGTCTTGGTGGTTGCGACAGACATTTCCCGTCCTTTTGAAACGGGAAATCGCTACCAGCCGCGTACCTGCCATTGAATCGAAGGCTATTCCTCGGCCTTCGCCTTGCCTTTCGACAGGCCGCGCAACCACTCACCCACGGTCTCCGGGTCTTGATCGCCGTACCCGACATCAACAAGGAATTGCGCCGCGGTAGCAAGCTGGCCCGGCACCAGGCCGGTAACATAGCCGGTTGCCTCCAGTGCGTTGCGCGTCGCTCGTTTCGTCTCCTCGCCCCGGACAATGCGCCCTGCATCACCGCTGACATTCACCAGCGTCTCACCGGCACGCTGGACCGGCGAAAGCTGATAGCCGAACGAACGGTCACCGGCCGCCATGTCCCACGCCGGCTGCGCCAGGTCACGAACGAACGGGATTGGCGCCAGCATGTTGAACAGCATCTGCTTGAAGGACCACAGCCCCCAATCCTCGTCTTCCTCCGGTCCCTTTCCCGCGATGATCTGAGACAGAAGGGGCGGAACAATGATGAGCCACCATGCTCGCGCAAGCAGTTTCGGGATATCGCGCGGCTTGCCGCCACTCTCCAAGGCATCCCGGCCCAACGTCCGCAGGCGCTGGTACAAGGCCGAAAAGTAGGAATAGAACATGGTGGAGAGCTTCAGCGCCTCGCCCCACCGCCCTTGCCCCTGCTGCACGGCGGAGAGATCCTTTGCGCCGCCCGCCCCCTGGGACTGGCGCACAGCCTTGTCAGCCGCGTAGATGGCCTGCTGTTCCTCCGCGCCTTCCGCCAGCGCCTTGTTGTAGGCGGCGATCCAAGTCGGCACGACGACGATACGGTCAGCCCAGCCGATACCGTGATACATGAACCGCATGGCGTTCCGCGTGGCGTCGAGCCCCTTGCCGAGCGGGTTCAGATCAAGGCTGCGCACCAGCTGACCGATATCGCGATCCATCGTTTCCATTCGGTTGCGGATCTCGCCAGATCGCTCCGCAACGAAGCGGAAGGTTCCCGCCCAATTCGCGGCAGACTGCGCCACGGCGTTTGCCAGCCACTTACCCCCGATCACTTCCTGACTGTTCGCGTAGCCGGCAACCTGCGTGATGACCGTGGATAGGCGGAACCCCATGCCGACCGCAGTCGTGTTCGCCCGCGCCTTGGCCATGAAGCCAGCCAGCCCTTCGTTACCGGCACGTTCAGCCGCCCACTGATTTGCCACATGCTTGAGCCATGGCTGGAACTGCTTCCTGATCTCCGGCCCGAGCGTATCGTTGACCGCCTTCTGCACCCGCCCGTCATTCAGAAATTTGTGCGCGTTGATGATGACTTCCCGGTGGGTGATGTCGTGGATCACTTCGCCGAGGTGCCGATTGATTACGCCCACTTCCAACAGGATCGGGCGCGTCACCTTTTCCAGGCGATCTTTGGTGGCAGAGGCCCGCGTGGTGGCACGGGTATATTTGGCGTCGAGAAGATCAGACGCCTTGCCAGCGTTCCGCTCCGCCTGGAGATCGCGTGATGTGTCGTAGATCGCGGGATAATACCCGCCCCGCAGCGTGCCGGCACTGGTCTCGATCGGAACGGCCTCGACCTTCTCAGGCTCCACCCCGTTGACCCGGCGCTCCATGGCCGCGATCTCCGGCCATAGCGTCTCGATCGTATCCCAAACGCCTTGCACGAACCGCCAGTCGTCCGCCGTCAGCTCGCGATTAAGCACGTCCCGGACGATGTCGCGGTTCCAGCCATAGCCATCGGTCAAGCGCTGGATGTTGCCTTCGTTTCCCATGTTCAGCGCCATGGCGACAAGGCGCTGCCGCGTGACGGATAGAGCCGCTCCAGTCTCCCGATCAAACAACTCAGGCACCATCACGCGATCTGCCCAGCGCGCGACGTTCGGCACCGCCTCCATCAGTGTCTTGATGCGCGCAAAATAGTCGCGCGTCATATCCTGCTCACGCGCCTGCGCGTCTGCAATCGGGCGGAACACGACACGGTTGAACACCCCGTCGCTGTTCCCGCCGTCGAGCCAATCGACAATCGTTTCCATCTTGAGCAAGGCGGCATCCACCGCCTCGACTTTGCTCTTCATGCGATCCGACCAAGAAGGATCGAAAGTGACGGGCGCCCGAGGCGGCAAGTTGCCGATCCCCGACACAGCTTCCCCGACAACCTCCTCGAAGGCACGGCGCTCTGCCCCGTCGATCAGCTCTTGTTTGAACCGGCCAAGGTGCGCGATCTGGGCAACGGCATCATCGAGCCCAAGCATCTTTTCCACCGACAGGCGCGACCAATGCGTTGTGCCGAGCGACTTGGCAAAGGATGCCGGCACAACGACATCGTGCCCCTCCGCCTCTCGCGCCGCAGCCCATTCTTCAAACGACGCCTGCCGATCCAGCGAGGCTTGCGTGCGCGGGCGGAACTCCACCTGCTCAAGCAGGTCATGTATCTGTTCGAGATAGTCCTGATCCATCGACTTGATGGTGCGCTTGCGGGCATAGCCGGCCAGTCGGTTCCGCGCCTTTTCCACCGCCTCGCGCGCGCGGGTCGCCTCTGCCACCAGCGCGTTGTTCAGCATCTGCGCCTGCTTCTGCTTGAACGCCTCGTCCGTGTCACGCTTGACCATGGCAGCTTCCGCAGCCTTGCCCGCCTTTGCCGCAGCCCGTGAATAGCGCTGGATTGCGGCGCCGCTGGTTGCTTCCTGCACGGTGGAGCTGGCGATCTTGTCTCGCGCCCAATCCTTGGCAAGCGAGTAAGGCGTAGGGCTCCGGTTGGACCGACGCGCCAGCACGCGCAGTTCCGCCGCCATCTTCTCGCCCTGAGTATCGTTCTGGACGAAGGCAAGCGCCTCTTCCTCGATCGATCCGTCATTGAGCGGGTCGCCATGCCGGTCGCGCATTTCCTGCGCCGTCTCTTCGTCAATCAGCGCCTGGCGCACGGATCGCTTGTCGTCCTGACCAAGCAGTTCGCGCTTTCGCTCTTGCAGAGTGATGAGCGTGCGAACCATCTCGTCGCCGTTCGCGAAACCGACCATTTCGGCGATCTCGTCGGGATGCGTGCCATTCTCGACATAGAGCGGGGGAACGCCGCCCGGCATCTGGGCAAGCACACCCTCCCCGTAGCGATCGACCAACCACGCCTTGTCGATGCGCAGCCGATTGGCCGGCAGGTCGGGCGCTTCCCGCAGCTTGCCGGTGCGCAGGAAGTGCAGAGCGCGAAACTCCGGGCGACGGTCGACGCGCTCGGTGACATCCGCCCGGACCCGCGCTTCCTCCGCTTTCCATTCCTTCGTGCGCGCGGCCCGGATCGACGCCATTGTGCGATACAGGAGGGCTGAATGCGCCTCATCACGCGCGTCGGTTGCAAGCGCTTTATAGGCGGCGAACTCGGCTTCCGTCATGCCTGCGTCAGCCGCAGCATTGAACAGATCGCCCAGCGCCTGTTGCTCGCGCGCGTCCGCGATCTCTTCATCAGTCGCCAGCAGGCGGTCCATCACCTCCCGGATTTCCGGCGTGATCGGCGAGCGCAAATTGTCGACCACCTGATAGATGTGCAGCAGCCACGACTTGAACGCATCGAACACACGCCGCAGCGTCGAGGATGGCGCCTTGCCTTCCATCAGGTAGCGCTCGATCCCCCGCGCCCATAGCTCATGCGCGTCGACCGGGATCTTGCCATCGACCAGCGGATGCCCGCGACTGGCGAACCAGTCCTGCACCGTCTGCCAGTCAGCGCGGACCTGATCGGTTGCGTCGTCGCGCTCCGCATCCTGCCGCAATTCCTCCAGCCACTGATGGCCCATTTCATGCGCGAACGTGGAGGTGTTGCGCTCCTGGAACAGGTCGATGATCGACCGGCCCTGTGTGAAGCTGATCTGGCCGCGCGGGCCGTCGCCGAAGGTTTGGTCGTACGACTGCCCCGGTGGGTTCCGCACCATGCTTTCACGCGTTGTAAAGGAACGGTTTTTCCCTTTGTTTTCCTTGAAGCCGAACCGTTTGTAAAATTCACGGAGCCGCCCGACCGAACCACCGAAAGTGTCGCTTGGCGTCAGGGCGAGACGGACGCCCGCGGCGTCGGCAGCGTCCGTCAGCATCTTCATAATTTCAGAGCCAACCCCACTATCGCGGTCGCTGCTGGGCACCTCGATGCGCGAAATCGTGATCGTGCCGCCATTCCCCCCAAGGTCGAGCTTAACGCCGGGAAAGCGATCGGAAACAACGGCCATCATGCGCCTGCCAAAGTCGGCGTCCTGGCGGTAAGCGTCCGCTTGCTCCTGTCGGTATTGCTGCAACGTCTCCTTGATCTCGCGATCGGTCGCCTTTTCGGGATCAAGCCCGCGCTGCTCCAGGATCTGCATCAACTCTTCGGCAGCCGCGCGCGTGTTGTCCTCATCGGTCAGCCCGCCTGCATATTGCGCATAGACCGGCTCACCGCGCAGCTCGCTTTCAATCGCTTCGAATAGCTGCCCGATCTCCGGCCGCTCGCCTGCCGGGAAGTATCCGGCCTCCTGCGCCCGCAACGCCAATTCGTCGGGCGTGTTCGCATTGTCCCGCGCGCCAGCAATGAACGAGCTCTGTCCGCTTTCCATCGGACGGATCAGCTTGCGCTTGCCGGGCTTTCCTTTGTGCCAAGCATCAGCGCCCAGCGCGGTCAGATCGCCGCCCTTGTCCTCGATGCCCCCATTCTTCGAGATCCACTCGACCAGGCTATCCCCGAATTTGAGCCGGTCGGACTTCACCCCGAGCCCGCGGCGCATGACGTTGATCACGCTCTGAATGCCCACGTCGCCCGCGTCCTTCGCGACGATCGGCGCAAGATTCTCCGGCAGCACGGCGTTGACGGTGATGTTCACCGTCTCCTGCCCGGTCAGCGACTGCCCCTGCCGTGCCGCGCGCGTGGCATAGCGCTGTGCCACCAGTTCGGCATTGATCGCGGCGAACTCTTGCGTGTGCCCAGCATTGGTCAGCTTGTCGCGAATATCGTTGTAGATCGCCATGCGCGGCGCATCAGCTTCCTGCTCCGCCTGCATCTGCTCGGCCATCTGTGAGCCAAGCTGCTCCATTGTCTCTTCATAGCTGGCGCGCTGACTTTCCACCTCCGCCAGCGACGGGCCTCCCGGTGAGGTGCGGGCGTCATTCTTGATCGCGTCCCATACCGGCGTACCCGACAGGTGCGCAGCAGCGGCAGCGGTCGGCAGGACGATATCGCCCCCGGTCTGCAAACCTTCTTCGATCTGCCCGGCGTAATCGCGCCAGAAGTCATCCTCGCGATAGTCGATATCCTGCGACTGGAAGTAGGTCGCGACCGTCTCGGCTGGGACAAAGACATTCTCGACCCGCGAACCTTCGGTGAAGCGATTGACGAAATCCTGAAACGCCTCCGGGTCACGGGCGCGCGTCTTGCTCGCCGCAGCGCTGTCCATCGCCTTGGTCAGCGTGTCCGCATCGTCTGCCGCCTGGGCATTCCGCGCATCCGCCTGCGCGAACCGCCGACCGACCTTGCCCGCCCCGGCGAAGAAGGCGCCCGACATGAGCGATGACACAGCCGCCTGCATCAGCGCGTCGGGCTGTTCCGAGAGGTATTCCCCCCACGTCTTGTCCGGGTTGGCAATGGCGGTATCGATCGCGTTCTGCGCCAGCGAGGCAGCCATTTCGCCGGGCATATCCCGCCCGAGATAGCCGGCAATGAACTTGCCCGCCCCGAGCTTGCCCAAGCGATTGACGAGGAAGTCCATCGGCAGTTTTTCGGTGGCAACCTCGATGCCGCCTTCCAACGCGCCACCTAGCAACGCCTCGCCGCGCGTACCGCCTCGATCGCGGTACTTGGAATAGGCCGGCAACGCAGCCTGCGCGCCGGCTGCCGCCAGACCTCCAACGCCTCCGGTCAAAACGCCCACGCCGACCGCCGGCAGCGTCTGAGCAAGGGAGGACACCCCCCCATAGAGGTAGCGCGCCGTCTTCGACTTGAAGTCGGGGGTGGCCGCATCAATGCGGGCTGTCGATCGCAAACTCGCGCGGCGCGCGTTGTCCTGCCCGGCGTCCTTGAGGCGCGGCGTACCGGGCGCAGCAAGATCAAACGACGGCAGCCAGTCTGCGCCGACTCGCTGAATGTCATTCGGCAGTCGGGCAAACGTCTCGACAAACCCCGTCCCGATGCCCTTCAGCGAGTTCCAGAGCGTGCCTTCCGGCTTGGGCGCGTTCGTCAGTGACCCCTCGCGCGCCCGACTCCAAGCCTTGGCGTTCTGCGCCAGCCCGCCAATATCATCCGAACCGACAGCGGCATTGCGGGTGTCTGCCACCCATGCTGCCAGTTCTGGGTTTCGGCGCATGATATGCTGCGCGCGGGACACCTCCACCTGCCGGGACAACGTGTCGAGGTTGTCATCGACCGTGGCAACCGGCAAGCCCGTCGCTCGTGCCACGCGGTTAGCCTTGGCGGCAGCATCGGGCGCCGGCTTGTTCGCCCCCAGCGAAAGCGCGGCACGACGCAACGCAAGATCCGCAATCTCGCGGCTATAATCATCAGCCATCAGTTACGCGCCACCTGCCGTTGGAAATAGATACGCGCGATCGTCTGATCATCGACCGGCAGACCAGCCGCCCGCAGCTGTGCGGCGATGGCCGTCCGCTCGGACGCGGGCACGGCGATCCCGTTCTTCGGCAGGTCGTCGCGCTCGTATCGCGGCACCTCGCGCGTGCCCCACAGCCGGCCCGGAGCTTCGGTCTTCATCACCGCCTGGTCGAACGCCACCTTGATCTCCGCGTCGGTGGGCTGGCGCCTGCCCTCCGTCACCGTGTTCAGGGTGTTGCGCATCAGGGTAAAGATCGCCTGCCCGTCCTCGTCGTTCGCCTTGATCCCGGCATCCTTGCCGTAGAAGTTGATCGCGGCGTTGATGCTAGAATAGTTTGTGCGCTCTTCCGGCTTGGCCTGCATTTTGGCCTGATCTTGCGCCAGCGATGCGTATTCCGCTGCCGTGAGGTACGGACGATAGGTGCGCAGATCGGTCTTGACGAACGCCTCGGGATTGAGCGCGGCAAGTTGGGTCAACTGAATGGCTTTGTCGCCGTTGGCTTTGACCGCCTTCGGCTTGGCGTTCTGCTCCGCTTCGTCGATGAGTGAGCGCTGAGCCTCCACCGACAGCCGGTTGCGGATCGCCATCGGAATTTGGTTGATCGAGGTAAAACCCTCGCCCAGCGCCATGATCGTGCTGTACGCGGCATCCTTCGCATCCGCCTCATCGCGCGCCTTCAGGCGATCGTCCCGCGCGACACGGCGATCAACTTCCTCACGCGCCAGCTTCTTGCGCTCATAGTCCCACGGCTGGCGATCGATCGCGTCATAGAGCGCGCCAAGGTCGTCACGCCGGGGCGCGAACGTTGCCTGCTCGCCCCGCTTGCCGCCGAGCGCCGCCACATTGGTTGCGACATAATCGCGCGTTTCAGGTGGCGCATGAGACAGCCAGGCATCTCCATGCCGCGCAATCGCAGCATCAAGGTTGCCCGGCCCCCAGTTATAGGCCGCCCATGCCTTTGCCGGGTCGCCCTTATAGACCCGCATCATGGCCGCGAGATAATCCCGGCCGACACGCGCATCATCCTCCGGGGTGCCGTTGGAAGGTTTTACGCCATAGCCAGGATCGCGCTGCGTGCCCGGCATCACCTGCATGATGCCCTCCGCACCAGCCGGGCTCGTAATGCGCTTGCCGGTCTTCGGGTCCGTCTCTCGGTTGCGGCTTTCAGAGAAGGCGGTAATCGCCACCATTTGCGTCGCCAGATTGCCAGAACCCGGCGTGATCGTAGGCGCCGTGATCGGCACCATCGCACCCGTCGAGGTGTTCATCAGCCCATCAACATCAGCCGCTGCCTGCCGCTCCATCAACGGCGCACGAAGCCCCCGCTGGAGTTTGGCCGCATCCTCTGCCGTCAGATCAGCGGCGTGCGTTACCATGTACGCGGCCGCCCCTACCGGATCGGAAATGGCCCGCTCTGCGATAGCGTCGGTGCGGATGCCGGATCGGAACTCCCGCTTCTTAAGCGCGACCATATCGGCGCCCCAGCCGCTCAGACGCCCCTCCGCCTCGATCTCCCGCTCGCCCGTTGCGACAAAGCTCCCGAACGTATCGGGGTCATCGACATGCAACAGGGCGTTGTCCCGTGCCGTCCCCTGCCGCGCCTGAGCCTGCTGCGTGCCGTAGGTGGTAAGCTCCCGCTGTTCGTGCTGCGCGATGCGGACATATTCGTTGCGCATCCGGGCGTCGAACGCCTCGCCGAACAGCCGTTTAGCAAGCGGATCATTGAGCGAGGCGATCGTCTCGGAGCGGATCTTGCCCAGCTCCTCCACGACCCTGCCCTTCGCATCGATCGCAGCCGCGCCCTTCAGGTTGTAGAAACCGCCCTCACCTTCATAGAGCGCGCCGCGAAGGCGGGTGTCAGCCTGCACGTCCGCCTGCTTGGCCGTGCTTTCCGCGAATAGCTGGCGGTTGCGTTGCTCCTGTTCTGCAGCCTCGCCCAGCCCGGCACCGAGCCGCTGGAGACCTCGCCCGAGCCCGCTGTCACCCACGTAGCCGGGGCGGAACTTGGCGTCTGTGGTGCGGGCAATGCCGACCTGATTGTCATAGATCGCAACACGCGGCATATTGCCGGCGTATCAGCCGCTATGTGGGCGTTGAATCGAAGGGGTGTTGATGTTTGGCCGCAGCTTCCGCAGGGGCTTTGCATTCGGCGCCATCATCATGGCCGCGCTTGAAGCGCTGATCTGGGCCAATGACGCATACCACGGTCGCGATCATCCCGGTTTAAACCCCATCCAAGTTATCGCCACGGCACTCGTCGTTTTAACCTCAGGTGTGTTCGTCGGCCTTATCGCCGCAGTCATGGATAAGTTTGGGAGAGGTCGCTCCCCGGACTAGTTCCGCTTGTATTGGTCGTATTGTTTCGCCCCGCCGAGGATCGTGCTACCCACATCGAACGCACCCTCGACCAGCGCAGCCGTCGCCGCTCGCTTCCGTCCTGCCGCCTCCGCGCGTTGATTGAGCGCATCGATCTCGAACCCACGCGTTTCCTCGAAGCCTTTGCGATAGAGCTGGGTCGCGTCCTCGCCGACCAGCATGGCCGTATCGCCCTGCACCTGGAGCGCCGAGCCGAAGCCCAGATCAATGCCGTTCGCCGCCATGGCCGCATTCTGCTGCCCGGCGACCTGGCCAGCCTTGCGATACAGCCGCTGCGCCTCAAGCCGGTTCGCCGCCTGCGCGTCACGCGCCTGTTCATTGGCAAGCTGCGCGTTGCGAGTCGCGATCCGGGAAGCGTAGCGTTGCCCGGCAGCCGCATTCAGCGCCGAGACGCCCTTGCCCGCCGCAGCCGCAGCCGTGCTGGCGACGATCAGCGTTCCAGGTTCACACATCGCCTCGCTCCATCCAGAACGGCAGGAAAGCCACGTCGCCGATCATCACCGCCTCACCCTCGACCGTGAACCCCCAGCGCCGCAACAGGCGGATCGCGCGATGGTTCGCCGCAGACACTAGGTTGTCGAGCCGCCGACATGAATCGAAAGCCCATTGCATCACGCGGGGAGCAAGTCGGATCATCTGCCGGGGATGGCGATAGATGGCATCAGTGCCGAGCATCCACGGCGTGCCCCGCCCCTCGATCGCACTTGTCACGACGAGGCCGAACATCGCCTCCGGCCGCCCCTCGACTAGCACCGTCCACGCATTGCCGGAGACCAACCCGGTCCGCAGCGCTTCGCGAGGACTGTGCCCCAGCGCTCCGACTTCGACCCTGTCCTGCTCGCGCATCCGGTTGGCGATCGGCCCGATATGAACGAGGCGAGCCGGCCGGATCTCAAGAGCCGACGACAGGCTCAAGCCAAACCCCTGTCAGCGTCAGCGGCAACGGCGCATCCTGCTGGATCACCATGGACGTTTGCCCCGACACATGGCTTTCGCTGCTGATCAGATAGTCGCCGTTCATCAGCGCGTCGGGACTGCCATAGGCGTCTTCTCGGCGCTGCTTGATCAGGTACAGCTTATCCTCGGTTGGCCCAGCCATGACCTGGCTGGAATCTACCAGACGAAGCACTGCCTGCCCGAGCGTCTGCCGCCTTCCCGCCGCGTCCCCGCCCAACACCAGCGGCAGCGTCTCGACGGTCGAAACGTAAGGTAGGCCGATCGTGACCTTTCGTGCCTTGCCCACCGCCGGCGGAAGCGTGACCTCCCCGTTTTGGACCACCAGGCCGCGCACGACTGCGCCGTCTGCCAGCGCGTTGACCGTCCGCCCCTCCAGGTGGCCTAGACGAGCGAATGTCGCCTGCGGCTCGTCATAGGCATAGGAGACAGCGCAATCGAGATAGCAGGCGTCGGCAGCGCTACCCCAGAGCGTTGACGCCATGCGCTCGATAAAGAGCCGCTCCACGCCCTGGATCGTGCGCCAGACAGTCAGGTATAGGCGATCCTCGCCATGCTCCGAGATCACGCAGACGCTTTCCACGCGTCCGTCTGTCTCGCAAAGCGTCCACCCCCAGACCTGCTGTTCCTGCTCCCATGTGAAGCACAGGAGCTTTCCATCCGATCGAACGGCCCAGATCAGCGAGTCCGGCTCCTGCGCATAAGCCCAGGACGTAATGTCGAAGTATCGGAAGAAGTGAGGCGAGAAGATCGTGACATCATCCGCCTTGAATCCGTCCTGCTCGAACGAATAGCCGATCGCCCGAACACTTGAGCCTGTCGCCGGCCGGTAAAACACCACATTGTCAACGACGATCGGCGACAGGCGCGACGAACCCCGCCCGATCTGACGCCGGGCGCGCGTCTGGGTGGCGGTCAGATATCCGCCATCGGTCGCCCCATCGATCTTGAACACGGCATCTGATGAGAGCGCCAGAAGGTTCGAGATCGACACCATCTGGTTGATGGCGTTGACCCGGCCAGCGACAACCCCGATCGATAGTGCGTCATCATCCCGCAGCGGGCGAGAGGTGTCGAAATTCTCGAAGTCTGCCGAGCGGGAGGCGAAGATCGCGTTCGGCTGGTTCTTCGTGCGCGCCAGCACCAAGCGCTGCTCAAACAGCGTCACCGTCGAAGGATAGTTACCCGGCCCGCTAAACGGGTTCTCACCCACCGGCGGCCCCTGATCCAGCGCCGGCCCGATATTGTCGTCAACGAACGACAGTTCGTCAGTCGTGCCGAGATAGCCAAAATCCTGGGTGTTGTCCGACTTGTAAATCCGATAGCGATGCGCGCCTGTGACCGCCGACCATGCCACCGTGTTATAGTTGCGCTTCAGCGTCAGATCGTTGGTAGCGCTCGCCGCGGACGACGGGCGCGATTCCTGCCCGGTGTCGTCGTTGATCGCCGTCACGACGTAGCTGGCCGGCTGCGCGAAATAGGCCGCGCCCTCATTCTCCGCGTCGGTATTCGGGGTGGTCGCCGTTGCACTCACACCGCCAGGAGAGGCCAGCGTCGGGCCGAATGTCACCGAAGAGAACCGCCAGTCTGTATGGCCGAAGCGTTGCAGCTTCGTCACCGCGTGGTCGATATGCGCCATATACATGACATCGGCAGTCTGCTCGACATCCACCTCGTCAAGCTCGACGCCGTTATAGGGCGTGCCGACACGATAGATCCGCGCGCCGCCCATCAGGGGATCTGCTCGTTCGGATTGCGCGTTCCCGTGCCGCTCCCACCACCGCCCACAACAGGCGGGAGGGGAGGCGTTACCGGCGGAGGAACCACGGGATCAGGCTCAGGCGGATCAGGAGGCGCGGTGCGCGTGATGCCTCCCTCCCAGCCCGAGAAGGCGACAGCGCGCGTGTCTGCGTTGATCGTGTAGTGCCCGGCATCAGGGACCGATACGACCTTCCAGAAGCGATGGTTGAGCAGCTCGCCCATCTCGCCGAGCCCGCCCGTGAGATAGACCTGATCGCCTACCGCGAAACCGTGATAGGCGGATGCCACCACAGCCTGAGACGCTGAGGTGATACCGGTGATCGCAAGGTCCTCCTCCAGCACCATGCCACCGTTCGCCGCGGCGCGCATGTAGCCCTGCCCCATTTCCAGCGCATAGGTCTGCTCAAGCGAGAACTGGAAGGGCAACAGCCGCACCGGCTGACTGGCATCGGCAACTTCGGCCACAAGGCGCGTTCCCATGCGCTTCGTCAGCCCACCGTATTTCATCACACGGACGTTGCGCGCTCGCTTCGCCGCCGAGGCATAGGCAGCAACATCGAAGCGGGCATACAGCTCCGGCGCGATCTCGCCCTTGGCGAAGTTGGTTTGCGGGACGCGCATCAGTCGTCGTTGATCGTGATGACGATTTCCGCCATCGGCTCGAACAGCTGTACAGCTTCACCCTCCGGGATGCCCAGCCGCGAGCGCGTGATCTCGTCCATGTACCGCACCTGCTGGCGCGGGTTGCGATTGAGGTCATCCGCCATGGCCTCCCGCCGCGCCGCGGTGGATAGCTGGATCATGTCGCCCTTAGTCTTCCGATCCTTCATGACCGGCATGGCGAGGCGCGAAGCAAGCTCATAGACGAGCGCCCGGCGGAACAGCGCTGGCATATCGCCCGGCTCGACCGCCTGGGTGGTATATTCCAGCATCGCGCGTGCGACGTTGGTATAGATGGCGCCCGCCTCCTCAGCGTAGCGCAGCGGGCCTAAGCCCTCGACCATGCGCCCGTCTGACGGAACGATCGCCACCAGCGACCCCACGTCCGCCGGCTTGGCGTAGGAATAGAGCCATTCGTGCGGACGATCGTTGATGATCCGGGCGAGCAGCGTGCGGCGCTTGGCAAAGCCCCAATCGTGCATCTCAATCATGTCGCGGACGCAGGACTGATAGAAGCGTTTGCAGGCCGCAGCCTCGATGCTGGGCTCTGTCAGCGCGGCGATCGAACCAGCGCCGATCTCCGCAAGCGCCTCATTGCAGGTGTCGATGACGCTGGGCATGGGCGGACCCTATCGGGCAGCCGAGCCGCATTGAATCGAAGCCGCCGGCCCGCATGATACGCAGCGGGCCGGCGGCGGTAGGGATTAGATCACCGGAGGGCGAGCCGCTTTGATCGCGGCGACAACGTCTTCCTGCTTCTTCAGCGCGGTCACATCGACGCCGATGCTAGCGGCATAAGCCTTGGCCTCGACCAAGCTCATCGCCCCGACGTTGATGTCATCCGGCGTGCGATCGGTAGCAGCATCCACCGCAGCCGCGTCGGCCGGGGAAATGCGGCGCACCCAGGACGGGTCCTTGATGGCGACCATGACCGGGTTGCCGTTCTTGTCGCGCTCGACCTCGCCCTGCTCGTTACGCTTGATGCCCTTGAACTCGGTCGCGAACGTCGAGCCCTCTTCCTTGATCTCACCGTCAACGTAGCCGGCGGACAAGGCGATATAGGTGTTCACTGCCATGTCAGTTGCTCCTTATGCCGTCTGCTTGCCGGCAGTGACGCCGGCGAAGATCTTGCCCGCTGTCGGAGCAGTGCCGGCCACGGTGTAATAGAGGCGCGAATACTGCTTCGTCGTCCCTTCCGGGATCTCGGACGGGAAGGTGATCCGGCTGCCAGCGGTCAGGCTGGCGAGCGGGATGGCGCCCGACTGCCCGACCGTGACCGGCGTGGTGAACGCCGCGTCATCGGACACCTGAAACGCCACGGTCAGCGACGTGAGGTTGTTGAACGTCTGCGTCACCAGCACCGACAGCGGGATATCCGCGCCGTTGCCCAGATCGCGCATCAGCGGCGAGGACCAGCCATAGGGCGTGCCCGGCTTCAGATGGTCGATGATGTTGGTCGAAGCGGCGGTCGCCGTGATGGCCTGCCCGTCGCTATAGACCAGCGTGTTGTCCACGATTGCCATGTCAGTCTCCTTTTCTGGCCGGTCAGGCCACGACGGTTTCGGTGTTGAGCAGGGCGTCGGTTTCGCGGATCGGAATGCCGCGCCAGGACATGACCTCCTTGCCCTCCAGCTCCATCGGGGTCAGGCGAACGAAATTGTCACCGTTGCCCGAGTTGGTTGCCAGCGCGTCAAGCGCCTGGAGCATGTCGCGGTTCATGTAGAGAACCGTGCGGCCTTCGCTCGCAGCGCTCGGGTTCGGCGCGCCGTCGGGCTTCAGCATCTTGGTCGAGCGACGCGCCTGCAAGCGATAGGACGCCTTGCGAAGCAGGCCGTACAGATCGACCGTCCCCGCCTGCACGTTGGACACGTCGATGTTGGCGATGCGGAAGTTGTACCGTGGGTCCTTCACGACCAGGCCGAGCGACCAGCGGAACAGCTCTTCCATGACGTAATAAGCGCCGGTCGAGTCCGTGACGCGCTGCTCGCCCTTGTCCTCGCGATGAAGACCGGCAGGCGTGCCCTTGGGGTGGATCAGCGCCGTCAGATCTTCGGCCCACGTCACCGCGTAGATCGACGTGTTGTCCGCGCCCGAGCCGCCGCCATCAATCACATTCGGATTGGCAAGCGAGTTGTAGCGCGCAGCAAGGCCCTTGAACTTCTCCGGCGTGGTGATCTCGTCGCCGTAGAAGATCGTCTTCTCGACCTCCTGGCACATCGCTTCCACGAAGCCGCGCGCCTCGGACAGCCGAACGGCCGCTTCATTGCCGTCCGCCAGGTCAAGCAGCCGCTTGTCGATGGTCGAAAGACCCTCCACGAAGCCGGTGCGATCGGTAACGGACGAACGCCCGCTCTTCGACTGCGGAATGCCGCGATACAGCCGGCCCCACGTTACCGAAGGCAGCACGTCGCGAACGGCGTGCATGTGTTCGGTGCCCTTGTTCGCCACGATGGTGATCGCGTCCTGCACAACAGGGGTGAGCTGCATCAGCATCTCGACCATGTCGGCATCGACGCTCTGCCCATCGGGTGCGAGGGAGCGGAAGTAATCGGCGAGATTGTAGTAGCTGCTGCCGAGCGTAGCCATCAGTTAGTCCCTTCCTTTTTGGGATACCAGCGATCCGCCACACTCTTGGGCGGGGTATTCGAAGCGCCATTGCCGCGCTCGAAACTGTCATCGCTCACACGCTCGCCGATGCGGCGCATAGCGCGGATCATTTCCGGGTGATTGCCGAGCCCGGTTTCCGTCAGAAACTGGCGGAACGGCGAACCGGCGGGGTAGCCGAGCATGTCCAGCGCGCGGGCGGACAGCGTGACCGTCTCGTCCCACTTCGCCCCACCAATCTCTGCATCCTTCTTTGCCTCGTCAGCCCAAGTTGCTTTCTGCGCCGCGAACTGCGTCTCAGCGTCGACCTGCGCCCGTTCCAGCGCGGCGGAGGCAACGCGCTGTGCGAAATCGCCGGCGACTGGCATCAGCTTCTGCGCAGCGTCATTGGTCAGCCCAAGCTCGCGAAACACAGGATCGGCGACCGCCAACGCGTCGTCATCGAACGTCATCCCCTCAGGGGCGGACAGCTCGTATTTTTCTGGCACGACGGGTGCAGGATCGACCGCTGGCGGCTCGCCTTCTTTCGCTGGAGCATCGCCGCCAAGGATTGAGCCTTCGGCGGGAGACGCAGCGACTTCGGCCGGCGCGGCATCAGCCGGCGCTTCCGTCGTCGTCTCCGTCGTCTCTGAGGTCGTCGTATCGGTCGGGCTTGCGTCTAGCATTGGGTTTCTCCGTAGGTGTCTGGGAAGCCTCCGCGATGATCGCCGCCAGCGTGTGCGTGCAGGACGGGCTCTGAAGCGGGGCCGGCAGTGCCGCATCCGCTTCACGGAGGATGTCTAACCCCAGGCTCCTGCGCCCCTCGGCATATGCGAGATCGCGGCCATCGGACCCGTTGGCTGTAATCGCCCGATACGAGAGGACGCCGGCCGTTTGAATCGAACGAAACAGGAAGCGACGGAACTGCGGCTGCTCCATCAGCCAGGCGATATCGTCGCGCTCACTCATGCGGGCATCAGGCTATCGAGAAGCGAGCCCCCGCTCGCGTCTGTCTCAGACAGGAGCCGCGCCGCTTCTGCCCCATCGCGCATTGCCGGCATGTTCTCGGCCGCCTGCTGCGCCGCCTGCTGCTGCGCCCGCTGATTGCGGATCGACGCCACCATGTCCGCGGTGCGGATCATCTTGGCCGGCGCGCCCGCCCGGCTGGCATATTCATCGATCATCTCGTCAACGTCGAGCTTGTCCACCGCTTCGGGGAACACACCCGCGAGATTGCCGATGAAGCCGGCCGTGCGCTCGATCTGGCCGATACCGACCATGCGCTGCATCTGCGTCAGGATCGAAACGAAGTTGACCCTCAGGTCCACACCCTGGATGGCTTCCGGCGGATCAGGGAACAGGCCCTTCGCGGACAGTTGCGCGAAGGTCCAGTCGATCACGACTTCCAGCTTTTCCGTGTTCACCCGCTCGATGACCGGGCCAAGCTGCGTCAGCTTTTCCTCGTTACGGCTAGCGATTTCCTCCACCGTGCGGGGCTGGATGCCTTGCATGTTGGTGATCGCCATGAACAGGTCGGCATAAGACATCATGTCTATCTGCTGCCGGCATCGCTCGACCTGATCGGCTGTTGCCTGAATGGCCTGGTACGGCATCTGGTACGGCACCTGCACCATCTGCTCGGTGATGGAGGCCACAGAGACGATGTTACCGGGATTGCCGGTCAGCTTGACGTTGGCAGCGACCACCTTTTCAGGTTTGATCAGTTGGTCGATCGCCTCGTTCCGGCGCTTGGCCTGAAGCTGCAACTCGCGAAGGGACGGCAGCGCGTCCATACCCGGCGAATAGCCCCAGGCGTCATGGCCGATCACGGACCAGCGCGGGGCATAGAATGGCTTCACGTCGAAGCCGCTTTCGCTCAGCGTGTCACTGCGCTTGTCTGCGTTCTCGTCCCAATAGATCGACGCCCATGGCTTGTTGCGCCCATCGATCCGCAGGGGGTTGCGGTCGGCACGCGGCTCCACAGCGTGCATGACGGGAACGATCGCGTCATAGCTCGATCGATCGTATTGACCGCGCACCCACGGCGAGGCGGCATTGCCCCAGCGGTCCACAACCTGCTTCACCGTCATAGGCACGCGGCGATACAGCGTGTCCGCCACCAGCGCGTTGGAGACACCAAGCCAGTATTCACCGGCGGTCAACTGATGGAAGATCGCCGTACCGGCGCGATCATTCCACTCCATGACGCAGGCTTCCGTACCGAACGCGCCTAGTTCGCCGTACCCTTCTTTCGCCGAACTGTAGAAGTTCGTGCCCGCCAGGAAGCGGTACATCGTTTCCTCGGCGTCGGACAGGAAGCCGCGGACTTCATGGTCCGCCATCATGTCGTCGCTGGTTTCGAGCGCGAACCATGGGCGCGATGGTGACGAGAGCCCGCTCGTCATGCCGCCCTGCAATGTGCGAAACGATCCGACCCCGTAATCATCAAGCAGGCGGAACGTGCGCTTGCGGTTAGCCTCGCTGTTCAGAAAGCGCGAGCGTGACGGCATGGCGAACTTAGCAATTTCGCGCCAATCACTCTCAACCCACTGCCGGGCGGATTTCAGGCCGGCGTAACGGCGCTCCAGCCGCTCCCGCAGCGTTTCAGCCATCAACCACCGCCCAGCGTCGTGCTGACTGCGCCCGTTGCACCCTGCGCGCTGGTGAGGATGGAGGCCATCATGCCGCGACGACGGCGCGCGCGATCGGTAACACCCATATCAGGCGCGCTCTGGTCGGGCGCCTTCACTGCCTGCCGCTCAGGAATGGTCGGCACTTCCGGCGTTTTGCCGATACCGCACATCAGATCGTCTCCTGCCGCATTGGGCAGGGACTATCGCGGGCCAGTCAGACGTTGAATCGAAGCGGTCAGTCTAGCTCGGCGTAGCGATCGTAGCTGCGGTGAGACACCATAGCGTCAAACACCTCATTCTTGATCACTGGCGTCAGCGCCATGCAATAGGCGTCCCCGTCATCAGGCGAACGCATCAGCTTCTTCTTTTGCTCTTCCTTCGGCTGGATGAAGATGCCGCCCGGCCGCAGCTCCCACTTGTACGACGCGAGATCACCACGCAGCTTTGGATTAGGAGGCAGCGAGATCGGATCGGGGTTCGTCGGGTCAAGCGCTTCACGCATTCGCCAGATCATCTGCGCCCGTAGATTGACGAACGACAGGCGCCCATCCTTGCTGCGATCCTTTGTGCCCTGCGCGAAGTTGACCGCCTCGGTCTGCACGCCGTTGGCGATCAGGAAGTTATAGCACGACAGACCCCAGCCGATCACGTCGACGAGGATCACGGCCATATCGGTGCGTCGCGTGAGGATATGGCCGGCAGCCAACGGGCCGGCGCGGTCCTGCGGCAATTCGATGCCGGGAATGTGGACCGGCTCGTCGAACCATGTTCCATGCCGACGCGCGATCACCATGTCATCCTTGCCGCCGGCCGCGATATCGGCCCCGATCGCATCCATCGGCCCTTTTGTGGTTCGCGGCTCCCACCGCTCCATGGCGGCATCAATCCATGCGGTCGGGATCACCTGCCACGGATCGTCCTCCATGCCGGCTGCAAAGTCGCCATTGAGCATCTGCGACCGCAATGGCTCAGGCAGGGATTGCAGCGTCTGGATGTAGCCCGAGCGCACGTAGAAATAATTATCCGTCACCCTGCTAGGGATGAACGTGCGCGACCTCGGCGAGATGATCTTCTCGGCTCCGAAGTCGGACGGGTCGAAGTCATAGAGCGGCTCGCCCTTGAAGATCACAAAGGGCTTGTCGCTCTCGACCTCCACGTCCCTGCCCGCAAGCGTCGTGAACCATCGCAGCTCGCCAGGCTTCGCGGGGTTCGGGTGGCGATCGTCCAGCCATGGCGCGAAATAATCGATCACCCAGCGCCCTTCCGCCGTCGTCGGCGGGTTGAACGTCATGAGGACGCGGCAGCGCTGATTGGCATCGTTGGAGCGGGTCCAGCCCATCGTGAAACGCACCTGCGCCTCCCGTTGCTCCGTCACCTCGTCATACGCCTTGAAGTCGTGCGCGCGCCCCTGCCACTTCTGGTGGTCGGTCGGGTTGTCGAGGCCGGCGAACTCAATCAGTCGATCATCAATGCGCCAAGACGATTTCTGGCTGTTGTAGCCAGCCGTGCCCCCGATAATCTCAGTCAGGCGCTGCACGATACCTTCGGTCTGGGTCTTCTCTCGGCGGAAGATCGCGGATCTCTTATGCTGGGTCAGCGCCAGCCCCGCGATCAGATCCGACTTACCACCACCAGCAGCGCCACCATAGCCGGTGACGAACGCGAGACTATCCGCTGCCTCCGACTGCCTACCGACCTGGGGGCGCCAAATATGCCGCGCGAGATCCGCCTCGAACAGCGCCTCGATCTCCGCACGTTCAGCCGGCGTAGCGCGCGCAAGCAGCGCATCCCACTCAGCCGGCGTCGTCGGCAGCGTCATCGTTGCGCCCCTGGATAGACGTAGCGAGCGCAGCAAGGCGCGTGACGATCGCCACGTCATCCGTCTTCAGTTTCTCGCCGTCCGCATCGGCATGGCGCACGGTGGCGCTGTCTCCGTACTTCTTGGGCAGCATCTTTGCCGCCAGCCACTTACGGGAGTCGATCCGCAGCCGTGACCGCTGAACGGCGTCACCATTGTACCTAACGCCGTCCTCAGCCTCTTTGTCGGCCATCCAGTCATTCGTGCCATCGTCCGCGATATCGAGGATCTCATCGGCCAGCGTTTCTGCCTGCGCCTCCCTCGCGCGCGCGTATTGCTCACGGAAGGTGTCGTTCGTCCCCAGCCACCGACACACCGCAGACGTACTCGGCATGTCCTCGGCAAGGCAAATCTTGCGCAAGCTCATCCCCTCAATAAGCTGCTCACAGATCTTGTCGCCCATCTCCGGGGTGTAGCTGCTCGGTCGGCCCATACCCCCTCCTACTCTGCCGCTTCGGCCAACTGAATCGACGCACGTTTCCGCCAATGCGGCTGCGTCTCGTTGCTGGGCGCCGTCTTCTCCCCGGTGCACACGATCTGCACCACACGACTGCGCTGATACCGCCAGACACGGATCATGCCGCGGCGCTCCAGATCCTGCATGTGATAGACCGTGACGGAAGGCGACAGGCCCGTAATCTCGCAGAGCATGTCGGCTGTAGGGCACGGCTGCTGCTGGCGGGCAGCGCGGAACAGCGCCCGGTAAATCGTTCCCCTCGCCTGATGCGCCCGAAGGCGTTCGGTCGGAACCAGGTCCTCAAGATAGGCTGGCAACATCCCCATCACTCCCCCTCCCCAACAATGTGATCGTGAAATGTCTTGTCCCTCGCCACCGCGATCAGCTCGGGTGTGTCAGTCATGGGTGGGGGTTCCGGGGCTATCAATTGCGGGCAGACTGTTCTGGAGTTCGCGCCACCACTTCGCCGTTTCAGCTCGCGCCTTCAGATCGGCCAGTGTCGGGATCCAGTATCCCTCGCCATCGCAGCGGCGGCAGGTGAGACTGTCGCCGGCGCCGCAGCAGCAGAAACCCCCGCCGCAGTCGCACTCCTCCGTGCCCATACCTTGGCAGCGATCGCACCACTCCGCATTCTTCGGCCACCAGCGCCCGGCATCGTCGAAGAAGCCATCGTCCATGTCAGTCATGCTTCTCTCCCTCCATTGATCCGCAGGTAGCCGCGGACGTGATCGACGTTCGGAATGCCGAAGTGCTTGGCGATGACGGCAGGATCGCGAGCAAGGCGCTCTGCATCTGCCTTGAGCATCCAGAGGATGAATGCGGTAAGAGGCGCATCATGCTGCGGCACTCACGGTCTCCGCGAGCACATGGGTTGCCGCCTCAACAGACCGGCGAGCCGCAGCAAGCTTGGCCTCAACCGCCTGAACGCGAAGATCAGCATTGCATTCCGCGCGCATTTCGGTGAGCCGGCGTCTGACGTTGAAGATGCTAGTATCGAGCCCGAGCCCCAACCATTCGCAAATTTCGGCCTTTACCTGCTCGTATTCACCAGCGTTCTTGCGAGCCTGCTCGGTCAAATACCTTCCGTGTGCTTCGGCTCGCTGCTGCGCCTGTTGATAGAGATACCGCTCGTGCTCCTGGCGCTCTGCCGCGTCTTTCTGAGCCGAAGCCAGATCGCGCGCGGCCTTCGCCACAGCGGCACCAAACTTCTTGCGGACCGCCGCATGCTCTTCCCAAAGCTTGGCGGTGCGCGGTCGGGGCTCGCTCGGCTGCGAAACTCGGTTCACCCCATCAATTAGCAACTTCATGCAAGCGCTGAACGGGGGTGTGACGTGCTGGACGGTGGGGCGGCGGGCATATCGCCACACCTCGGCTTTGCGCACGATCAAGCCGCAGCCATCAGGAATGTCCGCAACCGTGCACAGGCCGTCTGGAACCGCGAAGGTGACGGACCCGGCGAACTTCAGGTAGGATTGCCACTTGCCGCTGGTCGTGTCGCTGCGAAGGTCCGAGCGCGAAACCTTGCACTCAAAGGCGGTCGGCAGCGGCTTGCTGTAGGACTTGCGCAGGGTGAATACGTCGGGCCGCGGTGAGCCGCTGGGGCCGAGCTGCATGTCCTCCCAGACAAGCGTGTCCGGTCCGCGCAGGTAGCCGGCCAAGTCGCGCATCAGACCGTCGTGGGTCCAGTCGTGTGCCGCGCTCACGCTCTCGCCTCCCGCGCCTCTCCGCGCTTGGTGGAATTGATCTGGGTCATGCTGCGTGCCTCTTCACGTTGCGATACCGCGCGGCCTGCTCTCGCAGCGCGTCCAGCCCATTGCTCGGTGTCGAGCCAAGGCGCTTCGGCATCCAGGTTACGGGATCGGTGATCTGGCGGGCTTTGCAGTCGAGCAGAGCCTCCAGCACCCGTGCGTCGGTGTAGTCTTTGCGCCAGCGGCCCACGATGGAGCGGGAGGAGCGTTTGTCATGTCCCGAAGCGGCCAAGAGTGTGACGCCAATGTCGAAGATGGCCTTCACAGTGTCAGCGGGCGGAACGCCTGCTTCGTTAGAAGCAGAATCTTGTTTCCTTTGTTCTTGTGTGGTCCTTTGCTGGTCCTTAGCTGGTCCCTCCTTCTGCTCGATCTGCTGATATTTGTCGTAATTGCAGATGGTTAGGATGGTCCCTGACTGGTCCCGATGTGCGCGAATCATTGAATGCGCCTCAAGGCGCTCAATGAAGCGACGAACGCGCTTCTTGTCCCAGTGAAAAGCCGTGGACAGCGCACGGTCGGAAATGTGGATCTGACCCCGCTCCAGGCTGACCACCTGCCCCTGCCCGCCCGTGCGGCGGATTGGCTTCCATGCGGTATGCTCGATCAGCCACAGCCATGCGTCTTCGTCCGCCATGGGATCACGGCGAGGCTCAAAAGCGTCGCAGTCGCGCCAGCCGCGATGGAGGGCCAGCCAGCCGCTCATCCCCGGACAGCCTGATAGGCACCGTGGAACTGCCCTGTAGCCGTCCCGGTGATGCCGTTGCGGCGTTTGGCGCAGATGAAGTCGATGAGGCCGGAGCAATCGGCCAGCATCGCCTCCCAGTCACGGTAGGACGGGTCACCCTGCTTCGGCTCAGCCTGCCGGACGTAATATTCGTGCCGGTACAGGAATAGCACGGCGTCGGCGTCCTGCTCGATCTGGCCGCTGTCGCGCAGGTCGGAGAGATGCGGCCGCTTGTCCTCGCGCTTCTCGACGTCGCGGCTCAGCTGTGCGAGCGCGAACACGCACACGTCCTGATCCTTCGCCATGGCCTTCAGGCGCCGGCTGATCTCGCTGACGGTTTCGTAAGCAGACTGCTTCTTGTCGTCGGTACGGAGAAGCTGAAGGTAATCGACCACCACCAGATCCAGCGACTGCCCGCGCGCGGCGAGGCGGCGACGGTAGCGGCGCACGATCATGTCGAGCCGGCCAAGGGTAAGGCTGCCGGCGTCCACTATGTGCAGCGGCATGTCTTCCAGCATGGCCATCGCGTTGCCCATGGCCTGCCGGGCAGCATGGTTGGGCTGGTCGCTGTTGATATCGGAGAAGGGCACCCCTCCCCGGCCGTCAAAGGCGAGGTCGGCAGCGATGCGGGCGCTCAGCTCGGCCGCGCCCATTTCCAAGCTGACGAACAGCACGCCATGCCCCGCCTGCGCAGCGCCGAGCGCGTAGGATAGCGCGGCCGCGGTCTTGCCCATGCCGGGGCGACCGGCGCCAATGACAAGCTGGCGCGGCCGCATACCGCCGAGCAGATCATCCAGCGATCGGATGACGTGCGAGCGGATGCTGCGCTGCCGCGTTTCCGACGCCTTCAGGAGCATCGCCATGGCTTCAGCGCCGGTCACGACGTTTGCCGTGCTGATCGTCTCTGTGGCACCTAGGATTGCCGCGTCGGCAGCATCCACCACCGCACCAATTGGCTGTGACAGGTCAGCCCCGACCACAAGGGTATCGCGCAGCGCCTCCATTAGGCGGCGGCGCTTTGCCAGATCGGCGATTTGCCCCGCTGCCAACTTGGCGTTGACCACGCCCGCGGCCGCGCTGGCGATGCCAGCAAGCCACTTCGTCCCGCCTAGCTCCTGATAGCCAGGATCAGCTTCCAGAAATGGGCGGATGGTGAGGGCGCTCACCGGCTTCCCCTGCCCATGCTCCCGCACGATCAAATCAAAGACACGGCCGAAGAATGGGTCCGCAAAGTCGGCGCCAGTGATGCGATCAGCAACCACGTCGACCCGCTTGCTGTCGAACAGCAAGGTTGCGAGCAGCACATATTCGGTTTCGATGTTGGCGAGCGCCATAGGCTCGACTGCGGCCAGGCTCATTCTCCCTGCCCCTCTGCCAAGCGCTGCATGATCGGCTTGATAATCTCGCCAATGGGGCGTGCCTCGCCGGCGTAGCTGCCTTCGACGGTGACGATCGTGCCCTCAACGCTGCGGTCGCGCTCGACCACGTATCGGTCGATGTAGCGATCGTCGGGCATGTCGATCACGTCGCAGAGAAGATCCGTGATGGCCTTCTCGCGGTTCATGATGTCGCCGATGTAGCTCAGGCCGACCCGCAAGGTGACGGCGACGGGGCGGTGCACAGATGGCGCGCCCATCGCCGCGTACTGACGCTGCAAGGCTTCTGCGGCCGTAGCCTTCCACGCCTTGTATTCGCGCGTGGTGATGCGGCGGACGCGCCCCTTTACGATGACATCGGCGAACAGCTTGTTCGTCGTCGGTGGCATGGGGAGGTCGAACGTCATGCAGCCGGGCTCCCGTTCCATGCGCGAACCTGCGCGTTCCACACAGCGAGGCTGGGGACACGAACAGGCTTGAGCGCTTCGATCTTGCGAGTGATGCCGCTGGAGGTGCGGACGATGAGGCAGGGCGCGGGGATCATGCTGCGAGGTCCAGCAGCAGGTCGGCGATGCGCCGCGGGTCACTGATCGAATGCTGGCCCGTGGTGAGCTGAAGCCGCAGCAGCGAGCGGGATGCCTCCACCTCCGGCACCGCGATCGGGACCACCTCTTGACAGCGCGCGGCATTGTGAAGCGGGCGGGCTTCGCCGTCTTTCACCATGGACGCTCGAATGTCGCGCAGGAGGCGGGGCTCAGCTTCGTACCCGCGCTTGATGAGGATCGTTGCGACAGCTTTGGCGCCGCGGTCCTTCAGCAGAAGCCGAAGCATGCGGTCGGATGGCTTTCTCATGCCCCTGCCCTCCGGCTGATCCAGCCGCGCTTTGCAGCGTCAGACCGTGCTTGCGCCTTGAGCGCGGGGCGATTGGCTTTGCGATCAGCGAGGGCTGCGTTGATACCGAAGTCCTCCGGCCGCGGCGGCTCTGCGCCGATGACAGCGGCGATCGTGCGGGCCTGAAAAAGCGCCTTCACGTGGGCGAGCTCTGCGAGGATGCTCATGCCGCCACTCCCACCGGGCGACGGATCTGCGCACACTTCTCAAGCCACTGTGCCGATACCTGGTGCACCTGCCGCATTAGCTTTTCGCCAGCGAGGTATTCCTGCGGCACGATCGCGCGGCCACCCGGACCTTCGGGATGCTCTGCCTCGTTTATCATCACCAGCAGGCGCGAAAGCAGCAGGCCGATGTCGTCCACGTCACAGACGGCATCCTGATCGACCAGCCGCTTGCCCTTGGCGGCGATGTAATCGTCTAGCACCGAAGGCTCGGCATCGAGCGCGGCGTCGATCACGTCGAACCCAGGCATCGAGCCGGAAAGCTGCTTGTCGAGCGCTGGCGACGACACACCGATCTTGTCGGCGAACGCGCCCTTGCCGTGCTTGTCGATGCCGCGTGCCCAGCCGCGCATCAGCTTGGCGTGGACCTGCGCTTTGCTCAAATACGTATTCTGCGGTTTTGGTGTCCCGGTCTCTGCCGAAACGACAGTGTTGTCAGACATCAGTATCTCCGACGACATGGAAGAAGGAAATGCGCCCCGTTTCGCCGATTGGTTGAGCCTCGCTCTCTTCGCTGTCGCGGTTGCGATCAGTGTGAGGGGTGCAGGCGCCGAGAATGAGGGCGACGATCAGACCAGCGAACAGCCACAGCAGACCGTAGGCAAGGCCGGTGAGAAGGGCTGCGGCGGTCATGCTGCTGCTTCCATGGATGGAGCACGCACATGATTGAGCAGATGCTCGCCCAGGAACTTGGTGTAGGCGGGCGGTATGGCTTGGCAGAGTTCCGCCAAGGTCATCCAGTCGATGCCCATTGCCTCACGCGCCTGTTCGACCGTGAAGTCGGGCACGCCTTTGTCGAACTTACGCCTACTGTCCCGCGCGCCTTCGCCATAAACCCCGATCGTGCGAGCGCGGCGACGGTTGCGAACGTGCCCGCCGTAGACCCCGATCGTGTCGCGCTGTCCGTGCTGGCATTGCGGGATCAGCGCGGGCGGATGGCTGCACTCGAACAGGCGGTGGCGCTGCAAATCGGCGTCTTCCACGCCCAGCCCGAACATCGTGCCGCAAAGCATGACGGGAGCGATCATCGGCGCACCGACCACGTTCTCCATGATCCACGGCAGACCGGACGCCTTGAGCAAGTCGCGCGTTTCCGGCACCAGGTCTTCATGCTCACGCGCGTTGTGCATGGTCTTCATGGCCGTGTGCGCTTGGCACGGCGGGCTTGCGTGGATCGCGTCGAACCAGTTGATGTTGCCCGTGACAATAGCGTCACGCAGCCACTGGAGCGCGTCGGCCTGGATAAATTGGAATGGGTATCGCGGCTGCGGGCGAATATCGACGCCGACCACCTCAAAACCCGCCTGATGATAGCCCATCCCTGCCCCGCCAGCGCAGCAGAACAGGTCAAGGATGCGCGGACGAGCGCCACCATCCGTTTTGCCGTGTGCGGTGAAGCCGGGGGCGGTCATGCTGCACGACCCTTGAACGGCACGACCTTGTCGGGGTTGTACATGTCCGCAACACGCAACGCGAAAGCCGCAGTGGCTGCTTCTGCGTCGGCCGCTGTGCGGATTGCAGCGTGACGAGCCTGCGCCTTCTTATAACGGCGGATTGCCAGCGTCAGTGCAGCGCGCGAGGCCGCATTGAGCGGAATTTCCGCAGTGCCAAACGACAGGCTGCGAACATTGCCGTCATAACGGCGATGAATGTGCACACCGCCCTCGTGGTCAAAAGTGCTGCCGGAAGGGGATTCTCGCCAGCCGAGGCGCATGTCGAACAATCGAACGCAAAGATCAGCGGCGGGGTGAACACGCCCGAAGACACGCAAAAGGCGGGGGCTGCCTATCCACCAAGGAACGCTGGCGAAGGCGATAAACCCGGCGGTAATACCGCAGGACGCAACGAGCGCTTCGATCAAGCTCATGCCATCACCTGCGTGCGCTTGGCGACCGGGCGTTTGCCGAGCGGCCAAACCACATCGTCGGCAGTCACGGTGATGCCCGCTGCGCTGGCGCGCTGGATAACCAACGGCTGCTTTTGGGAGGGAATGCGGCCCGCGGACTTCCAGCTTTGGACCGTTGAAGGCGGCTCGCCAAGAAGGTCCGCCATTGCGCGGGTGCCTCCTAGCTTGGCAAAAAGGTCTGTCGCTTTGCTCATGTCTAAGCTATGTACGACTTAATCGCACAGAACGCAACGGGTTTTTCGTACAGACAATGCACGAAGTTATCGCTCTATGGCCGCATGGAACCCGTAACCGACCGCTTGAAGCGTCTGCGCATGAGCGCCGGCCTGTCATCACGCGGGATGGCTGCGGCGCTGAGCATGCAGCCTTCCACTTATGCGACGTACGAAACGGCGCTAAAGTTCAAGAAGCCGATCCTGCCGCTGGATCTCACGAAAAAGATCGCGGAGGTGCTGGAGCCGCTAGGCGTCGATCGCGCGGAGATCATGCAGCTCGCAGGAATTACGGGCGAACTGAACGTCGAGCCGATCCGCAAACCCGTTCGCGATCCCGATGCGGACGAGTGGGTAGAGGTGAATGGCGCTGTGCAAGCTGGTGTGTGGCGCGCCCAGAGCGATTGGGCTGCCAGCGAGCGCTATGACGTGAGGTTCGGCCCTTCCAAGGTGCCCGGCGCTAAACGCTTCGGCGTGCGCATGGAGGGGTTGTCCATGAACCGGACCATCCCGCCTGGCGCAGACCTAGAGTGCATGTGGGTCAAGTTCTCGCCGGTGGAGCCAAAAATAGGTGATCTGGTCATTGTGGAGCGCACAGCTCACGACCTCACCGAGATGACGTGCAAGCGGCTGGATAAGGGAGATGACGGGTCGTGGCTGCTGCGCTGCGAGTCCTTCGAGCCTGAGTTTCAGGAGCCGATCCGCGTGCCCGCCTCAGACTCGACCGAGATAACCGACGACGAAGTTCGGGTTATTGGCATCGTTCTCTCCGCGAAGATCGATCTTGCGCCGGCCGGACTTAGCCAACGGCGCTATCGCGTACGATAAAATCGCTCTCTGTGCGAAAAAGTCGTTGACGCGTACGAATTAGTCGCACATAACGTCCCCACACCAGACAGCGGCACATCGCCTCTGTCGAGATGGATGGGGACGAACGATGGCGACAGCGCAGACGCTTCAGTCAATCATCGGTAAGCGCGCGGAGCTTGAGGTTCAGCGTGCAGAGCGGGTCAAGGCTCACAATCAGTACATGGCCGCAAGCACGGCCGCTCTTGTCAAGCTGAACAACGACGAAGCGTTGATCGTCGCCGGCATTGATTTGGAGCGCGCCGAGCGCGGTCGTGCCATCATTGATGTGCGGGGCCGGGTGTCAGACGTGCGGCGCGGCTTCGATGGTAACGGCGCGGGCATTCGTGCTGCGATGCTGGCCGAAGCAAAAGCCGATTTGGCGCTTGGTGGCGAGCGGATTGCAAGCCGCTATTTTGGCGTCAAGAATTACGATGGCTTTGGCGACCAGCGCACCGACTGTGAATACGGCATGGGTCCGCGTCACGGTTCTATCGTGTGTAGCATCGGCCTGACCCGCACTCTCCGCGACCGTATCCGCAGCGGGCCGCATCTCGAAGACAGCGAGATTGAAGATGCGCTTTATCTGCTGAGTGCGCTGCCGGCCATCGAAGCCGCACTCGCCGATCGCAAAGCAGCCTGACCCTCCCCCACACTCCCTAGAGGAGACGAGACATGGCGACACTCGCCGAACAGCTCCGCGATCTCTGCGTCGAGCACGACCTCAACTGCGTATCCGTGCAGTTTCACATCGGAGCAAAAACCGGCCGCCCGTTCGTAAGCGCCAACGCGCATTATGGTGGCCGGTGCACATCGGGTAACGGCGCAACCGCCGAGGAAGCACTTGGCGCGGCTATCGCGACGGCAAATGCTGAGCGTAATCGTGGCACCGCCACCAGCGATTTGTGCACGCTTGGCGATGTTGTCGGCACCCGCCGCGCCGCGATGGACGAGCTGCTCGCCAACGACGCAGACCTGATCGGAGAGGGCGCATGACGACCTCTTACCGCGGCTACGTCATCCGCCCAGCCTATCCCCCCGCTCCCCCGATCTACTTCGAGCACAAGGACTTCGATGGTCCTGGTGACGATCGCTACGGCTACGCGAACAGCGAGGCTGAGGCGCGTGAGCTGATCGATGAGCAGCTAGCCGAAATGGTGACGCTGTGATGCTGGCGGCCACCTCACCCCTCGCCCGCTGGCAGGCGCTATCCACCGAGCTTCTGGCTGTACTGGATCACGCAGCAGCGTGGACGGACTTTGCACCGACGCTGGAGCTTACCCGGCAGTACCGCGTCAAGCTTGAGCGCGACATGCGCTGGGCTGGCAGCACGGCACACGAACTCACCCGTGACGCGATCGTGGACACCTTGCTCGGCAAGTGGGGTGCGAACGGCCTCTCCCCTGCGGTTTACGACTGCGAGGCATCGGCGCGGCGTCATGCAAAGCAGGAGATGGCAGCATGAGCGCCCCTCACTTTCTGCGCGACTTCAAGCGCGATCTGTTTCTCCAGTGGCTTGAACGAAACAACGCCACGCTGGTCGAACTGACCAACCCCTACGAGGTGGTGCGCTACCGCATGTGGGTGCCGAAAGACACGACCCGTCCGTCCACGCACATCATCTACAAGCGGAAGAACGACACCCTGACTTATCAGGGATCGTCACGCCAGCATTACGAGACGTTCGCGAAGTACGGGAGCGTTCGCTGATGCGCCACGATCCAATCTTCGCAGAGATGACCGCCTACGCCCGCGATCATCACCGGCGACACATGGCAACGCTTGAGCCTGTGGCGACAACCGCCCGCCAGCCCGACGCCCGCCTGTGGGCCATCATTACCAAGCCTGTGTCGGAAGAGACGGAGGCAGACCGCGAATATCTCGCTGCGATCGAGCGCGATGGCGCCCGCACCAATGGAGGACAGAGCAATGGGTGAGTGGCAGCGCAAAGAGGTGATCGGCAACGCGACCCTGTACCTGGGGGATTGCCGCGAGGTTCTGCCGATGCTCGGCAAGGTCGACGCGGTGTTGACGGACCCTCCATACGGGATCGGTGAGCATGGCGGAAAGCGTCGCTATGGCCCGGCCTCGGCAGCGAAAGGCTTTGGCGAGCCAGAGGGTTACGAGGACCATCAGTGGGACCGATCCGCTCCTGAAAAGGAGGTGTTTGACACGTTGCGGGAAATGTCTCGGCGTCAGATTATTTGGGGGGCGAACCACTTCATTTCACGTCTTCCGCTCGACAGTCCTTGTTGGTTGGTTTGGCACAAGAAGGGCGCGGATAAATCCAGCTTTGCCGATTGCGAGTTGGCATGGACCAACCTGCCGGGAGCAGTGCGTATCTTCCGCCACGATTGGGTTGGCTTCGGCGCGATCAACAGCGGCGTGAAACGTGAGCATCCGACGCAAAAGCCGGTGCCGCTCATGACGTGGGCGTTAGGCTTTATCCCAGAGGACAAGCTGATCCTTGATCCGTTTCTCGGGAGCGGCTCAATCGGGATTGCCGCCGTGCAAACAGGCCGTTGCTTTGTCGGGATCGAGAAGGTGCCCGCCTACTTCGACATCGCTTGCCGCCGCATCGAAGACGCTCAGCGCCAAGGTTCCTTGTTTGGAGCTGCGGCATGAACCGCCCCTACGTCGCCCCTCGCCGCGTCACCCTTATCGGACGCAATCACTTCAACCCGTCTCACATGACCGACATGCAGCGGGAGCGGGCAGACGCACCATTGCAGGACGTGGGGAACCCGATCGTGCTGGGCGCGCCCATGCCGGCCTGGTGCGCGGGCTTCTTCGCAGGCGTCGCCGCCTCGCTGCCGGTCCTCTATCTTCTGGGAGCTTTCTCGTGAACGCACCTTCCAACATCGCCACCCGCACGGTCGGCGACATTCTCGATGAGGCGCGCCCCTCTGATCTGGCCGGCGGTCTGCTGACCTTCATCGAGCGGGCGGCCCGCGACCCGAATATCGACGTGGACAAGCTGGAGCGCATGTTTGGCCTCCAGGAGCGGTTGCTCGCCCGCCAGGCG